ATTCATGAGAGCATATAAAGAGATCAAGCATCTCGCTGAAGAAGCAAAGAAGAAAGAGAAAGAAGAGAAGAAGTTTTGTAGGCTCTGTCAGAAACCAGAGACTAGAGATGAGTGCTCTTATGGACAGAAAGCATGGGATCGTTTTGCCGTCCCTGTAAAGTCGGTCAAGAAATGATAACATTGACATTAACAAAAGTTCACTAGTTTAATATTGTCCAGATAAATTACTATAATAACTGGGTGTAATTTATATGGCAATGAGATTTAGCGACGATGACATCAATAGGCTCATTAGAGCCGTAGAATACTATAAAGATACGACTGGTTCCATATGGATTTGGGACGAGTATGATTCATTAGCCAAAAAGTTAAGAGTGTACCTAGATCAATACTCAACATCTGATTGATCATGGCACATCGTATGAACAAAATAGAACCAGAGACTCTAGTAACTAAAAAAGAATGTCAGGAGATGATCGATGCTGCAATTAGACGCCACAACCGTAACGCTAGTATTATTTCTATGTGTGTCGGTTGGGTCATTTTGTCTCTTTTTGCTGAAGGTCTCCTCAGGCTCATAGGCGTTATTCCACCACTACTCCCATGGCTCAACATTACCCTGAAGTAATAGGGATAGTATTACTTTTAGTTTTTGCTGCCACGATGTTCTACCAGGGAACTTGTATTCTCAGGGGGCATCGTGGTTATTCTCTTAGAGATTACATGAAGCAAGACTCCGAAAATATGAGGAGAAGAATCGAAGAGATGCTAAAAGAAAAATAAAGTTAACTTTATTTTATCTTAAGTATGTAATATTTTGAACAAATTGTAATGTTACTTTACATTATTTTCTTATACATACCGTATAATATCATGTGTAACACTACGGACATCCACAATGGAAGACAGAGAATTATCTGACCTTAGTATGACGAGGGCAGAATGTCCTAAGTGTGGGGCAATCTGGATAAACGGAGAGCATTATTGGACTGGCACAGGTAAGAAAGGAAACGAATTAGATCTTGCTGGTCTCGTATGTAACAAGTTTGGAAATTTTCAATGTATCAACCCAATGAAAGGGCATGACGGTGGAGATACATGGGAAAAGAGAATGGAAGATTTGGATAAGAATGGACCAGAACAATAAATAGTGTTAGGCGAATAATATGTAATGGCTGCTGGAGATGATGTCTATCTTGGTAATCCGCTTCTAAAGAAAGCGAACGTTGCCCACGATTGGACTAAAGAAGAGATTGAAGAATATATCAAGTGTAAGGAAGATCCTGTATATTTTACCAAGAACTATGTACAGATCGTTTCACTTGATGAAGGTCTAGTGCCATTTAAGATGTGGGACTTCCAAGAGGAATTGATTAAAAAGTTCCACCACAATAGATTCAACATTGCTAAACTACCACGTCAGACTGGAAAGTCAACGACAGTGGTATCTTACCTACTACATTACATTCTGTTTAACGATAATGTTAACGTGGGTATCCTAGCAAACAAAGCATCTACTTCACGTGATCTTTTGGCAAGACTTGCAACAGCATATGAAAACTTACCTAAATGGATTCAACAGGGTGTGGTAGTATGGAACAAAGGAAACATCGAACTTGAAAATGGATCGAAAATTCTCGCTGCTTCTACGTCTGCGTCTGCTGTCCGAGGTATGTCGTTTAACATCATCTTTCTCGACGAGTTCGCGTTCGTCCCGAATCACATTGCTGAGTCGTTCTTTGCCTCTGTTTATCCTACTATTACTTCTGGTACAAAAACAAAGGTAATCATTATCTCTACCCCACAGGGTATGAATCACTACTACAAGATGTGGATGGATGCCGTCAATGGCAGAAATGGTTACACTTATCACGAAGTACATTGGTCTCAAGTTCCTGGTAGGGATGCTGCTTGGAAAGAACAAACAATTAAGAACACATCTCTTAGACAGTTTACTCAAGAATTTGAATGTGAATTCCTAGGATCGGTTGACACATTAATCTCTGCTGCCAAACTCAAAGCACTAGTATTTGAAGAACCTATTACTAGAAACAAAGGTTTAGATGTTTATGAGAAACCAAAAGAAAAATCAGAATACTTAATGACAGTAGACGTTAGTCGTGGCATCGGTGGCGACTATTCTGCTTTCATCGTATATGATATTACAACTGTTCCTTATCGTATTGTAGCAAAGTATAGGAACAACGAGATTAAACCTATGTTATTCCCGAGCGTTATTAATGACGTTGCTAGGGGATATAATAACGCTTGGGTTTTGTGTGAAGTAAATGACATTGGAGATCAGGTAGCGTCTATTTTAAACTTTGATCTAGAGTATCCTAACGTTCTTATGTGTGCCATGAGAGGACGTGCTGGACAAATTGTAGGTCAAGGATTCTCTGGTAACAAGACCCAGCTTGGAGTCAAGATGAGTATCACTGTTAAGAAGGTTGGTTGTGCCAACCTCAAGCAGATTATTGAAGATGACAAACTAATCTTTAATGACTATGATATCATCAACGAACTGACAACGTTCATTCAGAAGAAACAATCTTTTGAAGCGGACGATGGATTCCATGACGACCTCGTGATGTGTATGGTTATTTTTGCTTGGTTAGTTCAGCAAGACTATTTCAAGGAGATGACAGATAATGATATCCGTCAAAGAATTTATGAAGAACAGAAAAACCAGATTGAGCAGGACATGGCTCCATTTGGATTTATTACTACAGGTCTTGAGGGTGACGAGGGTTTTGTAACCGATGGTTCTATTTGGTATGGTGACGTACAAGAAGAAGTAGGATATATGTGGGACTACCGCTAATGGATTTAGAAGATCAATTTTCTCTAGATCATCTTCTCTTTAAAGAAAGAAGATGTAGAACATGCCATAGAGTAAAAAGTTTGATGGATGAATATTATTTAACCCATAAACAAAATCGAACATTGATGTCATCATATTCGTATGAATGTAAAGAGTGTACTATAAAAAGAGTTATTGCCAGTAGACTAACACCTAAGAATTTTGACAAATGGGAGTATCCTGACTGGTAGTGTGTTCACGTATTGTTTTCCCGCTTGAAGTGGAGAAAATAATAAATAATTTCAGATCTAATCTGGATACCTACAGGAGAACATAACATGGCAAGTCTTATCTCGCCTGGTATTACTATCAAAGAACGTGACCTATCTAACGCTGTAGTTACAAATGCTCTTGCCATCACTGGAGCCTTTGCTTCTACCTTCGCTAAAGGTCCCGTTGGAGAGATTGTAAACATCAGCAGCCAAAAAGAATTACTAGATACATTTGGCAAGCCCAACTCAAACAACGCCGAAGACTGGTTTGTCGCTTCGGAATATTTAAACTATGGCGGCAGACTCGCTGTTGTACGTGCCGCTACTGCTGGATTAAATTCTGCTAATAGTGGCAGCAATGCTTCATTGCTTATCGAAAATCAAACAGATTTCGAATCAACTTCTCTTGGCGAAGACTTTGTTGCTAGAACCCCAGGCGCTTGGGGCAACGCACTAAAAATTATTGTTGCCGACAGAGGTGCTGATCAAATCATTACTTTGGCATCTGCTCCTAGCAACGCTCCAGTTCCAGCAGGTGCTGTAACATTTAATCTTGCTGGTGGCGGAACAGCTACTGCCGAAGTTGTTTCATATGCTAATCAAGTTCTCACTGTTATTCTAGACGACGCTGATGTCTTAATCAGCGAAGCAGACACTCTAGATGATGGAGCAGCTGCTGATGTATCCATCACTTCAGTTTCTGATTGGTGGTCCAATACAGAAGTTGGCGGAATTGCTCTTTCAGCAATCGGTCCTCGCCCTGGCACTTCTGAGTATGCTGCTTCTAAAGGCGTCAAGTATGACGAACTTCACGTCGCTGTTGTTGACGCTACTGGTGCTATTACTGGTACTGCCAACACTGTCGTAGAAAGACTAACATACCTTTCGAAGTTATCTGATGGCAGAGGTGCTCAAAACAACATCAGCTATTACAAAGATGCTGTTAATGAGTTTTCTGCTTACGTCTACAGTGGCGGCGGTTTAAACGGCACTCAGGCAGCAAGTTCAACAAATGCTGGCGAAAGCTGGGGTCAAGATTCTTCCGTTGTTAGTGCTGGCACAGGTTCCTTCAAACTTGGTCTTGGATTAGCAATTCCTCTAACTAACGGCGTTGATGATTATTCCTACTCTTCTTCAGAAATTGATGCTGCTTACGATGTATTCCTAGAAACAGAAGAAGCAGAAATCGATTTCGTCCTAATGGGCGGAAGCATGGCAACCGAAGCAGATACCAAACTTAAGGCTGCTTCTGTAATGGCAGTTGCTCAAACTAGAAAGGATTGTATCGCTTTCATCTCTCCTTGGAAAGGTACTCAAGTTGGAACTTCTGGTGCTCTAAACAGATCAACCCAGAAAGTTAAGACCATTAACTTCTTCAACGCTCTATCTTCAACATCATACGCCGTGTTTGATAGTGGTTATAAGTACATGTATGATCGTTTCAACGATGTATATCGTTGGGTTCCATGTAACGGTGATGTCGCTGGTCTTTGTGTTTCAACTTCCGCTTCGTTGGATGATTGGTTCTCACCAGCTGGCACTAACCGTGGTGGTTTAAGAAATGCTGTTAAGTTGGCATTCAACCCAACACAAGCAGATAGAGACGAACTTTATCAAGCTAGAATCAATCCTATTGTTTCTTTCCCTGGCGCTGGTGTCATTCTATATGGTGACAAGACTGCTCTTGCTTCACCTTCTGCTTTTGATAGAATCAACGTTCGTCGTTTGTTCCTCAATGTTCAGAAGAGAGCAGAAGAACTTGCTAAGGGAGTTCTATTCGAACTTAACGATGCTACTACAAGAATCGGATTTGCTTCGGCTCTAAATTCGTATCTCTCCGAGGTACGAGCAAGAAGAGGAGTTACCGACTTCCTC